GTGGTTTTGTCCGCATACGCATACTACAGGAGATTCCTTATGGCAAAAAAAGTAAAGAACCTATCAGTCAAGACACGAGAATACAAAGACAAAAACGGTAATCCAAAAGCAAATTGGCAAAACATAGGAGTCATTATGGAAAATGACCAAGGCAAACAATATATGCTTATAGATAGATGGGTAAACCTAGCAGGCTTGCCTGACTTCAGCACAAAACCAAATCCATCAGCAGTAATGGTAAATATTTTTGATGCAGATAATAACTACCAACCCGGAAAACCAAACCCTAATACACCAACGTATAAAGGTAATGATGATTTGCAAAGTTTTGAAAAAATACCAAGCGATGAAATACCTTTTTAGGTGGGTAATATAAAACCCTAGAATGACACGGACCTTAATCACTCTAGGGTGTTATATGTGATGGGGATAAAACTTACTTTTTCTTTGGTGGTCTACCAACCTTAGAACCGTAAGTACCTTTACCTTTTGGCATAGTAATCTCCTAAATGTCTTACTCAATATGAAAGAATTTTTTTATTCTGTCAATAGATTTACGTTCTAATCTTTTATTTTTTAATTTTTCTATTTTTCTCTCTTCTATAATTTCAGCAGCCTCAAGTTCTACAACTCTGCCTAATAAACCTGCTAAAAAAACATCTTGTTTCATTTGATGGCGTACAAGATGTATGCAATATTTTTTTATACTATGTATATCATTGCTTTTCATTATATCTCTACAACGCATTTCAACTGACAGTTGCAATTCTACAGGTGCAGGTTCTATTTCTATATTTAAAAAAGTTTCTTTTTCCATCAATTTAATTTAGGAAACAATTGTTGCTCTAATAGATCTACAGCACGGTCATCCAATGTATTTGTAGTTTGTTTACAAATTGACCTTAATAAATCTACAATCAACCTTTTACACCCTGTCGTAGATAGGAAGCGTAATAGTATAGGCTTTAGTATTTTGTACATAGTTTGTTAGTTTTTCCAAACATAGCAAACATTATTGGATCTGTCCTTCTATCCTACTGACTGCTTCAGATAATTTATTTAATCTAAAGTATATATCTCGTATGTCTCGTTCTCTGCGACTACTCATGTTAGATAAAACCATAAGTAATGCAGTAGCTGCTGCACCGATTAAGGCACTATATATCTCAGGCATTTGCTTTAATAGGTAATTATGTATAGTATGACTAATAAATCGTTGTTATGGCTGACAAATTAGTAGAAAAAAATAAACAATTGGAAGATGATAAACCTGATTATCAGGAAAAAATTACTTTTTTAGTTTCTACTGTTGCACAAGGATTTATTTTAACTTGGTGTTTATTAGTTTTGTCTCTTGGATATGTAAAACTTCCTAATAAATTATTTGGAGTTGAAATACCAGACCAACCTCGTGTTGATTCGACCTTTGCAGCAGGGCTTCTTGGAAATATTTTGGGTGGTTTAGGTATAAGTGTTAATGCAGCACAAGGAGCAAAAAAGAAAAAGAAAGAAAATGAAAACGGTGTGATTGGTGACTCTGGTGGTGGCACTCAAACCATTATAATTCGTCAACCAATCGAGCTTATAACGTCAAAACCAGACGTTGTTAAAGTTGATTCTACTAAACCAAAAACATGAAAAAACTATTAGCACTTTTATTATTAATTGCGCCAACGTCACCAGTTCTAAGTGACATAACTCAAAAATTTACGACATCTGCCCAGATTTCGGTAGATATGCCGTACTCTGTTACAAATAAATTAGGCACGACATATTCAATATCAGGGAATAACATAACTCCAAGCGTGACATCTGGTGGCAGCACTACGTCTGGGGCGATAGGAGGACTTAATGTTGGCTCGCTCACCGATGGTGTGCCAGCTTTAATTCAAACTGACAAAGCTATTACAACAGCAGGGTCGGCCTTTAGTCTTACAGAAGCGGTAACAATGGGCGATGCAACACCATCAGCAATTACACCATCATCAGGCATAGCAGCGTTACCTCATCTTGGTGGACAAACCACAATTGGAAGTGGGGGTACTCTTGGATCTGGTGCGATGACGAGTCTGAGTAGTGGGGTCACCACTTGTTCTGGTGCATTTGGATCTGGTTCTAACTGCGTTGCTTCAACAACAGTAACCATAACCATTGACTAAATTTTGGCTGCTATTAATAATATTATTTCCTGTCAAAACCTTTGCAAACCCAGTTGTGCCTACCTTCCGTACAGGCAGTTCAAGCACAAATTCCCAGAGCCAATCTGTAGTGACAGAAAATATAGTAAGCCACCAGTTCCGTACAGGCTACACTCTAAGTGTATCAGGGTCAAACATAGAGAGTGCGGATGTTAATGGTTATATTAATTCCATTCCTACGGCACAAGCTACGCAAACAGTTAATGGGGTTAACTTTTCATACACAAGTCCTACGTTGGAAGGTGTACCTAGATGGAAAATAGTAAACGAGTCTCAGCCCTTTTCTCTTGTGGAGTCAGTAATTTCTCCCGGCCTAGACACAATAACTACAATAAACCGCACCATAAATACAACAACTACCACCACCGTAGAAACTACGTTTGGGCAATAATTTTATTATGTTTATGCCCCTCCAAAACCCTTGCTAACACTACAATTTCATCGCCATCCAGCCAAGCACAGGGGGTTATCAATAACAATGCTACCCAAATTTTGCCAAATTCTAGCCCTCAGTTTAGGATGTCACAAGGTATTGTATGCAGTTCGCCTAGTCTTACCATTACGCCTTATGTAGTGGACTCATGGAGTTTTAACAGGCCAATAGAGGAATATACATATCAAGACGTATACAACGAGGATACAGGGGCAGTAAAGTACACTACAAAAACACCAAGGTTTGAGAAAGATAATTACAGTTTAAACTACGGTATATCAGCACAGTTTAGTATTCCGCTAGGCAAAGCACCTGCACTATGTCATTACGCAACAGAGGTAAATATAAAAAATCAAAAATTATTATATGAAAAAGGTAGATTAGAGCTTGCCCTTTTTAGGCTCAAGGTATGCTCAGAACAGGCAAAACTAGGTGTAACTTTTACAGGCAAGTATGCAAGTATTTGTGAAGGCATTGCAGTTACTGTTCCTCCCGGTCAGGTGATCCCTCACTCTCATTCTTTGAAACCTTAGATTTACTTAGACGTTTTATTAAATTTTTAATTAAAGGCTTTACTAAATTTAAAATAAGAGGAGTAGTCGCAGCCACAGTAGCGATAACACTAGTACTAACAAGTACGGAAGGACTTGGGATGTATTGGTCGATGAAAGGTACTTTTTCCCAAACCGCATTGCATGACGAGTCTATTCCACGCTCCCATTTTAACAGCCTTTCAAGCCTAAGTTCATTTTTAAAATCGCCCTGCCTAAATGGTGCGTTTTTCGGAGGGCAAGGTTTGTATTCTTCTTCTTTCTTTTCATCTTTTGGTGTTTCAGTTTTAGGTGGTTCACTAGTTGGCATCTCACTATCATTAGCAAGATTAGGCATTTCTTCTGTAATTGTTAATTGATCTGGTACATAATTTAATGGGTTAAAGGTAGGGTATGGACAATTAGTTACTACTCCGTTTTTGTCTTCTATTATTAAATTTCTATTGCCTGTATTTTTTGTATCTCTGTGGTAGTAAGTGCAACCTATTACTTGTACATTTGAATGGCTATAGTCAGGTACATAGGTATATGGGATATGAATATCAGGTATATGTATCTCAGGTATTTCCAATTAAAATTTTAATTTTTTTTGTGTTGGTGGTGTAGGAATAGATGGCCCTGTCATATCAGGCAATCCTTTATCCAATACATTAGGCAATAGCCCCTTTACCTCGCCAAGTATTTGATTCATAATTTTAGCTTTAAATTGTTCGCTGCTTACATATTTGTATGTAAAAAAACCACCGCCTAATATTCCTAAAACTAGGATAGTAGATACGATGGTTAAAGCATCAAGAATTTTTCTCATGGTCAAATTGTTAATAGTAAAAACACTTGCATTTTCTAGTGTTCTCTGTCTTGTATTAATTTTAACCTTGAGTCCTCTTTATGTCATTACTGGTTTAATGACAAAACAATTACACGAACAAATAAAAAAATAAATTTATCTTCCAGCTACGCTACCACTGTTATTAAATGTAATTGACGCTCGGTTGTATATGTAGTAACCAGCAAGTCCTCCAGAAGAACCACCGCTTCCACTACTACCTCCACTACCCGGTTGACCTTGTTGATTTGAAGGTGTAGGAGAGTAAACGTATTGGCCCGGTGATCCCGGTGAACCGCTTGAACCACTGTTTCCAGAACTACCACTACTTCCACTGTCTCCAAAATATCCACCCGGTCCACCAGAGCCTCCAGAGCCTCCAGTTCCTCCAGCACCACCCGGTCCACCATAATATCCATATTGTGGAACATTATTAAATGCGCCTCCGTATGGTCCTTGTTGACCCGGTGAGCCAGAGCTACCACCAGAACCACCAGACCCGCTAGAACCTGACGAATTATTTTGGTTATATCCTTGACCTTGTCCACCTGATCCTCCTGATCCACCAGAACCACCCGATCCTCCTGATCCACCCGCTCCACTGGGAATTGAACTGAAGAAAAAAGATCTTGGTTTAGATTCACCACCGGGTCCGCCATTACCTCCAGATCCGCCATTACCGCCACGGCCTCCACCGCCACCGCCTCCATAAAGACGACCGCCAGAGTTAAGATTTATAGTGACGTTACTTGTGTGTTGGCAATATATTGCATTTCCTCCCGTACCACCACTTCCGCTAGTTCCAGCAGAGCCTCCAAATCCATAAACATAACCACCAATGTCCATTATTAAACTTCCACCCATACCAGAAGAAACTAAGAGCGCATGTGTATTAGTAGCTCCAATAGTTACACCACTTGGAATAATATATCTTTTAGGTACAGCAGAACTCCAATTACTACCAAAAACATTAGCTAACACAACGTTAGTAGCATTACTTGCGGTAATTTGTATTTCATTGACCGCACCATAAAAATCTGACATTGATATAGCACCAGACGTAGGTACAGAAGTATTATTTGCTGGTACATTGCCACCATTTCTATAATATTCAGACAAAGAATGAGGGGTTGAACCTCCAAACTCACTAACAATATCTGTTATTTTTATTGTTCCAGATGATTGTATTGCCATTAACTCATACCTTCTGGTGCGTTCTCGTTAAATACTTTCTTTACTAAAAGAGTGGATTTAGTATCTATTTTTTTCTCTTCGTCATTAACTCCTGTTGGGAAGTTTTTTTCTTCATATAAATTTTTATATGCATCTAGCTCTGCTTTTAATTCATTTACAGCGTTTATAAGAACACCAACTATTTTTCCATAATCTACAGACTTTACGTCTGCACCATCTACTTGCGTTGTAGAAACGATTTCTGGTATATGTGCCTCTACTTCCTGAGCAATAACACCAATACTAGGTTTGTCATCTTTAATCCATTTATAAGAAACACCTCTTAACTTACCGCAAAGATCAAGAGCGTTATCAATAGTGGTTATGTCTTTTTTAAGTGTTTGATCAGAAAAAGCAGTTACGTCACCAGTTGCTGTAAGGCTAGTACAAGCAATTGTTCCAAAACTTACATTGCTAGTTGTGTCTGTAGCTTGGTTAGAACTGTAGGTTGTATAGTTAGCACCATTAATTATGGCGTTGTTGTTTAAAGTAGCAAAACTTAAAACACCAGCACCACTAGTTTGCAAAACTTGACCAGCACTTCCATCTGCTGGAGGTAAGGTAAATTCAACGCTAGCATTTAATGTATCTACACATTTAAACTTCAACATATTAGCTGAGGCCTTATCTCTGAATACTAATTTTGTAACACCAGCAGCATTACCTTTTATACGTATTTCATCGTTTACTACTAATAATCTTTGATTAGGTGTTGGACTAGCCTGATCGTAAAGAGCAATAATTCCGTCCTGACTTAATCCAGCACCAAAACTTAAAGTACCATTACCGTCAGTTTTTAAAAATTCACCATTTTGACCATCTAGTGATGGTAATGTAAAAGTGAGATTGTTAGGTTGAGACAAAGGTGCTTGAAACGCAATTTTATTTGCGTTGCTATTATCTCGATCAAATGCAAGTTTATTATTACCTGAGATTTCTAAAGCACCATTGCTACCTAGAGCAATTTGATTACTATTATTTACAGAGTCTAATATACGATCTTGTACAAAGGTTTGCCAACTAAGAACACCAGCACCGTTAGTTCGTAAAAATTGACCGCTATTTCCATCATTTTCAGGAAGAGTAAGAGTGTAAGTTGCGTTAGCACTATGGGGAGGTGATTTTATAATTATTCCGTGACTGTTGTTAGAACAATTAAACTGTAAAGCACCTCCAGTACCATTAGCTGTACCATCACCTCTTAGCTCTACAAGACCAGTTCCATTACCTTTTAATTTTAAATTTCCATTAACAATAGGTGTAGTTATTTCATTACCTTGTAAATTTGATAAATCTTCTCTAAGTAAAGGTTTACCACCAGCATTTGCACCATCATGTACTACGAGAGTATCTTTATCGGTGTCAACTGTAACTTCACCTTCAGCACCAGTAAAGTTACTATGTTGCGAAGTGTTGCCTCTTCTAAGTTTTAATAATTTAGCCATTTAAATAGTACCAAAATCAAGTTGTAAATTAGCACCATCTATAGTGCCTATGTTGGTCAGATTGTTATTTTGACCATCCAACGTACCGCCTAATTGCGGTGATGAATCGTCAACAACATTTTGTATGCCAGAGCTAGCTGTAATAGATAGCCAGACACTGCCATTATAATTTTTTAACTGATTAGCATTTGTGTCATACCATAAATCACCGTTAGCTGGATTACTAGGTGTGTTTGCAGATATTGTATATACACTTGCAAAAGAATTTACATTGCTTATATTGCTTCCAACAGTATTAACATTTGCAATAGCAGTAGCTACAGTTGATAAGTTTGTAAGATTATTACCTTGAACAATTGTGTCTAAATCATCTGCAACATCAGCTACTAGTTTTATTGGATCTTCAACAACAGTTATGGTGTTACCCATTCCGCTATGTTGAGTACAATAATATTGAAAAGTATTAGGTTGTGTTTCTGGAATCTTAATAACTACTTTTGCTCCAGCCTGACCTTGTGTACCAGTAACTGTAACGTTAGTAGTATAAGGACTTCCACCACTTTGAAAACGTAATGGATGAGGACCATTAGAGCTATCACTAAGATCAAAAGTATATGTCCAACCTTTATGTAATGTAAGAGCAGGTTTATCAACACCATCAATAATAAATTTACCAGTAGCTGCTGTTACAACAAAGGTAATTTCATCTTCTAATGTATCCGCAACAAGTTCTAATGAACCATTAGAACTACCTGTTGTAACTGGATTTGTAATTAAACCTAAATCTTCTAAAAATGTTATAGCTCCAGATACAATAGCAACATCATTTAAAACTGATTGTGATGGTGTAATTATTGAAAATGAACTACCAGTATATACAAGTAAATTGTCATTAGAACTGTCGTACCATAAATCACCATCTTGCAATGCGCTACCATCTGCTCTTTGCGTAGGTTGATTATTTGATATTTGATATATATCTGCAAAATTATTTATATCAACTACATTTGTTCCCGCAGCAACAACATTAGTAATATTAGTTGCAACTGTGTTGATATTTGTTTCGTTATTTTTTACAGCCGTAACGTTAGCATTGTTGCCCGCAACAGCAGATACATCATTTTTTATATTAGCAACATTAGTTACATCAGTTGATATGCCAGCAACTGTATTTACGTTTGCAATATTTGTACCTACCGCATCAACATTTGCTATTGCATTTGCAACTGTATCTATTTCGGATGTAGTTTCGTTGAGATCATTAGCTGCTGTTTCTATTTCAGATATTGTTTCATTTAAATCATCAGCTACTTTTACAACTTTTGCTATATCTGCTGCAACTGTATTTACATTTCCTATGTTTGTAGCAACTGTATTTACATTTGTATTTGCTGCTGCAACAGTGTTTATATTTGTAGCATTAGCTTGTACCGCATTTATATTAGAAGCATTATTTGCAACTGAATTTACGTTAGAAATGTTGCTACCTACTGCATTAACATTAGTAATATTTCCAGCAACAGTATTTGTATTAGTTAAATCAGTTCCTGATATTGTTACTTCTAACCATTGAGTATTACCAAGGTCATATACTTTTGTTCTATTAACTGTTGAATTAAAATATAATGCTCCATCTATAAGTGCATTACCATCATTATCTGTTGCAGGGTCAGAAGTTTTTACTCCAAGATATCTATCATCAAAAGTATCTAAAGCAGTTTCTGCTGCGGTTTGTGCAGTTTCAGCAGCCGTTTTTGCAGTTTCTGCTGCGGTTTTTGCTGTATCTGCTTGTGTAGCTTTTGTTGTTGCAGTAGCTGCTGAACTAGCAGATGCCGTTGCACTTGTGGCAGAAGCTGTTGCACTTGTTGCTGATGCTGTAGCTGAATTTGCTGAAGCAGTCGCTGACGCTGCTGCATTATTTTGTGCTGTTGTAGACGCTGCTGCATCTACTAATAAATCCCAATTTGCAGAGTTAGTGTTAGTCGTTAAAGGTTGTGACCCAGAAGATGTATGCGCTGTGTTACAAAGAAAAATATTATTAGTCGATGTGTCTTTTACTAAATCTCTTACAGCATATGCAGTGCTAGCAGACCAATTACCTCTAAAAGTACCTAATTCATTGAGTATAGAAAACTCTCCTAAATTATCAAAAGCTAAAACTTTATTAGCACGAGCAGCAGCATTTTCAGTAATTTCTAAACTACCAATTGTATTAGTTAAAGAAAATTTTATAGACCTGTTTAATTCATCTTGTTGTTGTTGGTGCAACACTATTGCTTTATCTAAGGCATCGTTAATTACCTCTGGAAAAAATCCACCTTGGTTTGTTAAATCTGTACCTTGTAATGGTTCAACAGCAGATGTAATGACAATATTAAAACCAGTAGGTAAATTAGTTGGAGTACCACTAGAAACTAAAGTAATACTGCCACCGGGGTTTCCATTTTGGTCATCACTTAAAGTAACTGTATAATCAGTAGTTAAAGTTAAAAGTGTCTCTATACTTGTGCTAGTTTCTAATTTTTTAACGACAACATCTTCAGCAGTAAAAACCTTAAATACAAAGGGATAAGTATGGGCGTTATTATTACCAACTAATACATTAGTCTTTCTAGTAGTTGAATTTATCGTCATTAATTAGACTATTTCACTATCTTATTTAGGTTACCAACATCTCTTTGCTTTACGGTCACACCTTTACTCCCTACTTCTGCGACTAGCTTTACCAGTAATTAACGCTCTTATATGATCTGGTGTATTTTCTGGATCTATAACACCTCTATTAATATCCCATTGAACAGTAATAGGACGGCCTATAGATGTAAATGGTATACCTGTAACTAACGTCATTAATGTCAAGAAATCTTTAATATTTTTACCTGTAATTTCTTTATCAGGATCAAGAGCATTAACAGCTAATCTAACAGTACCAATACTACCTGCTTCTAAAGTAGATACAGATGGACTTGTTGTGATGCGGTCATCATATGGTAAGTCATTTAATGCATTAAATGGTACAACAGCTATATTGCCAAAAGGTATTAATGCAGCAGCAGATCTTAATTGCGAATTAAAAAACCAACCAGCAACATCGTCTAAATAACCATCTTCATCTTCATCATCAAAATCACCACCTGTTGCTCTAACAATTAAATCTGCAACAAAAGCTGGCATACCAAAACCTAATAAATATGTCATAAACAATTGACCTTTTGTACCTCGCCATCCAAGATCATTAAATAATTTTTTATATTGTGTAGCGTTTAAATTTGCAATCATATTAAAATAACCACCAAATTGCACCATAGTTTTATAAAAAGGTGAACCCACTTGAAATGCTGCTAAATCTTCTGCCTGTAAACTATCTTGTGTTAAACGCACGTTTGCATCCGCTTGTTGTATAGCTTCTCTTTGCACTTCTATTTCTGACATAGTTTTTGGACTTTCTGTTAAAACCTTGTTATAAGTTGCAGACCACACAACAGTATCGACTTGATTTTGAAATGCTTGTTGCATAAAATATCCATGTCTTTCTGCCCATTTTTGTACTTTTTGAAATTCATTTGGATTTATTAACAGTTGATTTAACGTATCTTGCACATCAAATATCTGATTAAATTGACGTTCTTTCATAAATGGTGACAACTCCGCTATTTCTTCTTGAAATTTCATAGGGTTTTGTACATA